AAATAAATGGCTTACAAGAAATGATATAAGACGAGCAGAGGGATTAACTGAATCTGACAATGGTGATACTTTTTATGGAACATTTAGTGAAGTACCCCAAGACAGTGTTAAACCTTTACCACAAGCCCCTAAGAGCCTTAAAAAGGGTATTGTAGATAAGACTATTGATGACTTTGTAGCAAAACTTCCTAAAAAAGAAATGAAGATACGAAAACTATCTGCTTCACAGAAAAGTATGTTCAAAGAAATTTGGATAAAAAGATTTGATGAGAACGAAAAGAAACTTGTAACTGAACTTATTAAATACTTTAAAACACAAGAGGCAGAAGTATTAAAGAACGCAGAGGAGGAGTTTGCAGGATTAAAACCTAAGGAATTTAAAATCAAAGGGATTGATGATGTGTTATTTGACGAAAAGAAAGCAGTATCAGCAGGTATTTCATTGATGACTCCTTTTATTAGGCAGTTCTTACAAGAGGGTGCAGATATTGCAGATAGTGTCACAGGAGGTGAATTTAATTTAAATGATGTAAGTGCTTTGAAGTTTATTCAAGAACGAGCTAAGTTCTTTGCAGAATCTATCAACGATACAACTCGTGAAGCATTACTCACACAAATACAAGACGCAGTAAATGATGGAAAAGGAACAGAAGATATTAAGAATATAATCGCAAACATCTATCAAGGTGCAGAAGATTATAGAGTAAACATGATTACAAGAACAGAAGTATCTGCTTCTCTTAATGAGGGGGTAATTGAAGCATATAAACAAGCAGGTGTTGAAGATGTAGAATGGGTTGCTATATTAGATGATGTGACTTCTGATGAATGTCTAGGGAATGACGGAGAGATTCAGAAACTAGGTGCTAACTTTTCAGGAGGAGTATCTCAACCACCACAACATGTTAACTGTAGATGTACTACTAATCCTATCTTTAAAGATTAAATACTATGGATAAAAAAGAATTAAAAGAATTATTAAGAAAAGAGGTAGTTCCTTATCTTGTTGGACTTAGAAATGAAATCGCAGATAAACCAAAAGACTTCTTAGAAGAAAATGAAATCAAAGGTGTTATTTTCAAGGGAGATAAGGGAGATGACGGAGTTACTCCTATAAAAGACAAAGATTATCCTAGTGAGGAAACTGTTTTTAATTTCATAAAGGACAATTTACCACTTAGGGGTAAAGATTATTTTACTGAAAAGGACATAAAGGACATTGTATCTGATGTTTTTGCTTTAATGCCTAGTAAAGAAGATTTAAAAGGAAAGGACGGAGATAATGGTGTTGTTGATTATTCAATCTTTAAAGAACTTGTTACTCCACTTATAAATGGAAAATTAAAATCAATTAAAAAAGAAGTTGATTCAACTTTTCAAAATGTGTATGAAGCAATTAAGGCAGTAGAATCAAAGACAATAAATCTTAAAGATATTATTCCTTATCTTGAAAGTAAAACAGGAAGTCAAAGACTAGACGCAAAAGCAATTAAAGGACTAGAAAAATATGTAACTACATTTATTTCAACTTCAACAGGAGGAGGTGGAGGTGGAGCACCAGTAGACCTATCAGCTTATGTTCCTTACACAGGTGCAACTCAAATAACTCCCACATTAGGTACTGTAGGATTGCCTACATACTCATTTGTAGGAGATACAAACACTGGTACATATTCACCTTTAGCAGATACACTTGCACAAGTAGCAGGTGGAACAGAAGTTAATAGAATAAACACTTTTGGGCAAGTAATAAATACAGGAGATAACCTACAAGGTATGGCTAGTTATGCACTTGTTACAGGTATAACAAGAAACTCAATTACAGCTAACACATTCACATTTACTGGTGATTCTAGAGCTATTTTAAAAACTGGAGATTATATACAAATTAGTTTCTTTGGTGTAGATACTTTCACTGTTATCAGTAACACAGTATTTTCTGGCAACACAACTTACACAACAGCTATAAACATAAACAACTTTTTCTTGGGTATCAATAATGCTCAATTCTTTTTGCATGACGGTTCATCACAAGTAAATACTGTTAGAAAACTTGCAATCAATACACGAGCCGTTGCAAGTGGTAATGATAGTGTTGCAATAGGACACGCAACAGCAGGAGGTAATGGCTCATTTGCTATGGGGTTAAATGTTCTAGATTCTTTTGCAGGTAAAGTAATAGCAGGAGGATTTTCTGCATTTCGTTCTCTAACTTTTCACATACCTAATTCTTTTTCAGCAGGTGATACAGCTATGGTATTTAATGGTGTTGATTTGACAGCTACATATAGAACTGACGCTCGTGTAAATGTTAATACTCCGAATGGTTTTCAGACAAATCTTCGAATAATATCATCAGTTTTTTCAGGTGGTAACACAACAGTTACTTTTAATACTACATTAAATGCAACTTTTTACGGAGCAGTTAACTTTAAATTATATTTAGTTATAGGAGCAGGTGTTTCAAGTAGAAATATATCAATAGGTCAAGACATTCAAAATTTTGGTTCAGACAGTATGGCTTTTGGTAGATTTATTCGTAACTCATTTACTGGTGTGTATCAAATTGGTGATTTTGATAATTATGAAACTATAGAAAATGACGTAATTCTTATAAGTAACAATGGTGTAGCAGGTAGAATTGATATCTATATTAAGAAAAATGTAGGAATTGCTATTGGTCATACAAATCCACAGTCAAAATTTCATATCATATCAGGAATAGGTGAGCAATTTCGTTCAGGTTTTGACGCAAATAATTATTGGAACGCTACAACAAACTCTTTTGGACTTACAACATTTGATGCAATAGGAGCAAATGCAGGATTTGTTTTTTCTAAAAATGTAGGGTTTGGAATAACACCAACAGCAACAGTTCATTTAAAAGCAGGTACAGCCACAGCAGGAACAGCACCTGTAAAATTCACAACAGGGGCATTTCTAACAGTACCAGAAGTAGGAACTGTAGAATATAGTAGTACTTTTCAATTAACAAATTCTGACGGTATAAGAAGACATGTTGTAACAGCACCTAACTTAACAAAAGTAACAGCAGGAGCGCCTTACACAAATGACGGGTATGTAACTATAAACATAGGAGGTACAAATTTCAGAGTAATGACAACAGCTTAATAATTAACAATAAATATATGAAAAAATTTACAGCAACATTAGAAACAGAAAACCTAGAAGGACTTAAAAGAGTTGCTATCTCAAGAGGGTGGCAAGAACATGTGTGGCAAGAGGGTGAGGGAAAAACAATTGATAATCCTGTATCAATGGAGGACTTTCTTATTGCAGACTTTCCACAGTATTTGTTTAGTACATACCTTGCACCAGCGTATCAACAAGAGATAAATGGGGCAGTAGAGCAAACAAGACAAATGGCAATACAAGCTTCAAAAGAATCAATTATTCCTTTTATTAAAGTAACAATTAAATAACATGAAAAAGAAAAACCAAACAATTTTAGTAAACAGAACAAAGTCACTCGCATGGAGAATCGGAATGATGACACTCGCTTTTGTAATTGCTTTTGTAGCAGACAACATTGGGCTGTTTGAGTTCAGTGCAGAAGTAACTTCGGTGATAGGACTTGTACTTGGAGAAATCTCTAAGGCACTTAACACAAAGATAAACGAGTAGTATGAAAGAAGTAGAGTATTCAAACAGAGAAATAGACAAAGAGGTAATGAGTATCAGTAAGAAGATTGATGAAATTATTACTAATAATAAAAGTCAGTTCGAGCTTATATTGTTACAAACAACTGCACATAATCACCGAATGACTAAGATAGAAATGTGGAGAAGTCTATTAGTTGGGTGTTGGATTATTGTAACTCTCTTTGTTATTCCTTTGGTTGTTTATTCTAATAACTTAGAGCGAAATATTTTGAAAGAAAAGATAGAGCTTAATCAACAAGCGATAAAATTTTTACAAAACAATAATAAATAAAATCTCTATACATTTCTAAAAAAAATATACTATAATAATGGTATTAACATAAAAAATAATTATGGAACAAGAACATGCAGTGGAAGTACTTATCAAAGCAGTACAATTAGCAACAAGACGAGGAGCATTTGAACTCTCAGAAACAGAAATAATATTACAAGCAACTAAAGTATTTACACAAAATGTTGAAAACCTTACTGATACTCCCAAAGAAGTGGAAAACACTGGAAAAGAGAATAAGTAATCTAGAAACTTATCTTTCAAGAAAAGATAGACTTGGTTCTATTTATGGACAAGTAAAGATTGAATATAAAATAATGGATTTACCTACACTCCTTTTGACTGGTGGAGTTTTTTTAGAAAAAGATATTAAGAAAATCACAGAACCTTTTAGAAAAGATTATCATGCTGTTGGTGTTATATTTCCCTATGATAAAAATAGTATGTATGTAGGAAACTACTATCCAAACACTGGTACAGATTACAAGTTAGACTTTTATGTAACTACTGACGAGAATACAAAAAGCTCACAAGACGGACATTATTTTGAACGATTTGTTGAACATGAACTAGCAGGACATGCTGTATCACTTGATATAGGGTTAGGACATGGTTTATCAGCCCCTAGAAGCCTCCACATTCCATTTGTATCAGGATTAGATAACACACATCATTTCTTTTATACACAGAACCTAGAGGGATATTACAAGCATATAAACGAGGTATGGAAAAAGAAAGCAAGTTTATTATCATCAATGATTGAAGCGTATCAAAAAATAGTTGATAGTCTAAAAAAAAAGCCTGAAATAAATGACCTCCTACCGAAAATTAAAAGAGATTTAGTAGTGATTGGTGCGAGGTGTGCTAAAAAAGGGTATCCATTTAGACTTGTTGAGGGATATAGAAGCCCTGAAAGACAAACAGAACTCTTTAATCAAAGACCAAAAGTAACTAACGCAAAAGCAGGTGAATCTCTACATCAATACGGAGTAGCTTTAGATATATACCCTACAAAGAATGGATATAGAAGTTCTGCAATCGCTTGGGAAATAATTGCGTATGAATTTAAAAAGTTAGGATATGAATGGGGTGGAGATTTTAAAAACTTTATAGATAAACCACATTTCGAACTAACTCTAGGATATAGTCTAAAAGACTTTATAAACAAGAAAGTTAATTACTCACTTTGGGATTAGTTTTATATCCTATGATTACATTCTCATCATAAAGAAGCGTATCACTATCAACAAGTAGATGTCTTTCATGTTCAAATGTATATAAACGGATTACTTCTTTAAAGTCCATATATCTTAAAGGTACTTTTATTACATTTAACTTTCTTGTGTGAGTTGTATCTCTTCTCTTTAAATAATTGAATTTATTTACTATGCTTGTACCGTCACACGCTTCACACAATGACCAAGAGGGAACATCAAGAACACCATGACACATTCTACAAGTTGGTTTCTTTTTTGATGAATAGATTAAACATAATCTGCAAAGGTTATTATCATCTTTTACCTTTGACCTACATTTTATACATCTATTATGTTTTTTCACTTAGGTAAGTATTACATAAATATTTAAAATAAAACAAATTAGTTTTGTCTAATTTTAAATAAATAGTACAATAATATTATTATAATAAATAAAATAAAAAATGAAGAAATTAAATTTGAATATTGATTACAAATTTCCTGTTGAAGAAAAGTCTACAAAAAAGGACATAGAAAATGCTAATGCAGAACTTACACGAGATTATATTGCTTTTGCGATTACATCAAGCTATGCAAAAGGTTTATCAAGTCAATTCAGAAGATTGTATGTAAAGATTCAGTCTAAAATTGATACAGCATTAAACACAAAGGATTATGTTATTGAACTAGAGGACGGAGAATTTAATTTTATTAAAGAAGCTTTTTCAAGTGATGATTGTAAAGTAAATGCAACTATTGCAAAATACTTTGTAGTACTAGAGGACGAGATTTTGTCTATATAAATATCTTCCTATATAATAAAGTTATGAATAAGACATTTTTAAAAGGTTATATCCAAAAGTCTGTTGAAGTTGATACATACGAATTTATTGCTTCAACATCTTCAGTTGATAGACAAGGTGACAGTATTGACCAGTCAGGTTGGGAGTTAGACAATTATAAAAAGAATCCTGTTATATTATTTGCTCACGATTACTCACAACTTCCAATCGGAAAAGCAATTGAAATTAAACAAACTGAAACAACTTTAGAAATAAAGATTCAATTTGCAAGTGAAAAAGCTAATCCAAAAGCACAACAAGTAAAACAACTAGTTGATGACGGAATGTTGAGTACTCTTTCAGTTGGGTTTATCCAAAAAGAAAGAAACGGAAACATTATTACTCGAGCAGAATTGCTTGAAATTTCTGTTGTACCTGTACCTGCTAATCAAGAAGCACTACGACTTGCTTACAAAGGACTTGATGAATCACTTGTTAAAAGCCTTGAAGATTGTCTTGTAAAAGAACTTGAAGAAGATGTTGTAGAGACTCCTGTTGAAGAAGTTATTGAAGATGTGGTTGAGGAGGAAGAAGTGGTACAGAAGTCAGGTCGTGTTATTAGTAACAAGAATAAGAAAATGCTTGAATCCACAAGGGATTCTTTAAAGACAGCACTCTCTGAAATAGAAAAACTCTTAGAAATAGGAGTGGCTACAACGGAGGACGATGTCGATGAGAAAAGCAATTCTGTTTTAGTTGATAAGACACTTATTGAAGATTTAAAATTCTTACTACGAGGGGAAAATCGAGCAAAAGACAAAATTCTTTCAGAACTCAAAGACATCAAATAATTATTAGTTTATTTAATTTATCAATATGCATAAAATCGAAATGACACGAGAACAACTTTCAGATTTACTGAAAGAAGTTACAGTGGGAGTTGTTAAAGAACAACTAGATTCACAAGTGAAAGAACTTGGACTTGATAATATCGACCAAAAGTTTGCTAAAATTTCAGCAAAAGCAGAAGATATTTCAGGATTAGGTGGAAAAGAAAAAATGGCTAAGTTTATCAAAGCTATTTACTCAAAAGATGTTTCAGCACTTGCTTCATTTAAGGCATTGAACGAGGGAACAGGTTCAGCAGGAGGATTTCTAGTACCAGAAGAATTTACATCAGAAGTATATCGAGTTGTAGAAGATTTCGGACTGATTTCTAAAATGGGAACTAAATTCCCAATGGGAAGTGATTCAACTAATGTACCAACAGTAGCTTCATCAGTAACAGGTTCATACCCTGGAGAAGCAACAGCAGGTACAGCTTCTGACCCAGTATTCGCACAAGTAGCACTTGTAGCAAAGACATGGGTAGGACTTACAGTTATGTCAAACGAACTATTGGCAGACGCTAATGTTTCAGTTGTAAACCTTTTGGTTGAACTGTTTGCAGAAGCGATTGCAGGTGAAATTGATACACAAGGTCTTATCGGAACAGGAGCACCTTTCACAGGTATTCTTGGTAACGCTTCAGCTACAGTTGTAACTATGGGAGCAGGAAACACTACTTTTGCAAGTATTACTCTTGCAGATTGTCGAGATTTGATTACACAAGTTAAACCTTGGGCACTACAAGGAGCAGGTTATGTAATGCACAGAACAGTTTGGGCTATTATCCAAAAACTACGAACAGGAGGAACTAACTCAGGAGATTTCTTCGGAGCAAGTACAAATCCAGTAATTGTAGGAGCACCACAAGGATTCCCTTCTGCAACAGCAGGATTCCTATGGGGTTATCCAGTTTATCTTTCAGATAAAATGCCTACTACTACAGGAGTTTCAACAAAGTTTGTTATCTTTGGAAACCTAAAGCATGTATTTATTGGAGATAGAGCACCTCTAGCAGTTGCAATCTCACAAGAAGGTACTGTTGGAGCAGTTTCATTGTTCTCAACTAACCAATCAGCAGTTCGAGTTATTACTCGACATGCGATTGCAGTTGGACTTCCTACAGCGTTTGCAGTTCTACGAACAGCCGCATAGTCGCTTGTTTATTCAATAAGGGTATATCCCTTGTTGGGTTAAGCACACGAAAGTGCTTTATCAGAATAATAATATATATATGTTAGACATAAATGAAAAGTTTAAAGTATTAAACTTACAATCATCAACCACAATAACAGTGGACACAAACAGTGCACCTGTTTTGATAGAAGAATTTGACGAAAGATTCCAAGCAATCTTTTCTCTTGGGGCAGTTGTAGGAGCAGGTTCTCTTGTTATCAATGTTCAGTCATCTACTACATCAGCAGGAACTTACACTACACGAGCTTCTGCAATATCACTTACATCAGGAAGTGCAAATACAATCGCCTCTTTCCCTGTAATACTTCCTGCTACTGATACTCACATGAGAGTATTCTTTGATGTAACAGGTACACTTTCAACAGTTGTTTCAGCAGAAATACTTGCTCCAACATCACTTGGGAGAGCAGGACTTAATAGTAGAACATTCGCTTAGTTTTAAGTTTATTCAGCAATCAAATATTGATTGTTGGATTAAGCAGTTGAAACTGTTTTATAAGTAAAAAAACAAATGTCTGATATAACAACAAAAACAAAAGTAAAATCATATCTTAACTTGAGTGGCACAACTTATGACACTTTAATAGATGAGCTTATAAAAAATGTCACAAATTCCATTGAGGGTTTTTGTAACAGAAGTTTTACAAGAGGTACTTATACTGAATACTTTGATACAGAAGTAGGGCACTCAAAGCTATTCCTAAATAACTATCCTGCAATTAGTATTACTTCTGTACAATACAGAAGTGGAAACTGGGGAGCAATTACTTGGTCTGATTTGAATATAAATGATTATCTATTAAATGATAATGGTAAAGTTTCATTATCGTTCACAACTCCACAAGCAGAGAAGTATATTAAGATTGTATATGTAGGAGGTTATCTAATTGATTTTAGTAACGAAACAAATATCGCACTTCATACTTTACCTTATGAATTGACACAGATTGCCACTGAATGGGTATCAGCACTCTTTAATACAAGAACATCAACAGGTGTATCTAGTGAAACAACAGAGGGGCAATCAATCAGTTATACTCCAAAAGATACAGCAGATAAGACATATCAAAATAGACTTGCTTCATTCAGAAGAATAAATATTTAAACAATGAAAACATTTACCAAAAACAACACAGTAAACAGTATCGCCAGAATTACTGGGTATGTTGGTAATCTTTCTCAATCAACTACAATAACAAGTGTTACATCTTGTTATTTAAGACCTATGAATGAAATTGAAAGTAGTCAAAACGGTT